CTCAATAGTGTTGTATTTGCGTTTGCTTAATTGTCTGCCTTTCACTGTGCCATTTTTCAGCGTTTTGCCTTTCGTCATACGCTGTTTTTTCACTATCTTGGTGTTTTCATCCACCGTAATTTCGCCACGTTTGCCTGTGTCCGTATCGTGCCAATACGCCCGCACGGCTTTGTAGTTTTCACTTTCGGCAATCGAGAAAGTGTAGCTGTCACCACTTTTGCGAGTGATTTTTCGTAGTGGAATCGGCTTTCCTGTGGCTGTTTTGCCTTGTCCTAGCGGCATAAATAATAGCGTGCCATTTTTAACGGTGCACATTGCCCCGTGCTCTTCTGCCAGTCGGCTTAATAGATTAATGTCGCTTTCGTTGGTTTGGTCAATGTGTGCGATAAACGTATTTGCCAGTTTTTTCTCGCACTGGCTTTTGAGTTGGTTTTCTTTGGCGATGGTGTCAATAATTTCGCCCAACGTTTTTTTATCAAATGACCGCTCTTTTTGTTCGGAAAATGAGCCTTTTAAATCTGCAGCTCTTGCCCGAATGATGAGCTTATCAGCAGAAGATGCCCCGCCTGAAAACTGTACTTCATCGACAGAATATTGCCCTTTGTCAATTAGCGGCTTGCCTTTCCAACCAAGTGCAAGGCTGATTGTAGCATTGCGTGGCGGTAAGGCGAGTTTGCCATCATGGTCGGATAATTCTAAGTCGAGTGTGTCCGCTTCCAATCCGCGATTATCGGTCAAAGACAGGTTGACGAATCGGTTTGATACCACTTGTGTGATATCTTGCTGTTTGTTGTCTTTTGTGGTGATCTGCACTTTAAAAGCGGGCGTGCGGTGATTGTCGTTAAGATTTAAATCAAACATTAAAGGCTACTCATTAAACTCTCTGCAATGGCGATTAACATGGGGTCATCGGTGCGTTTTAGGCTCATGCTGAAATCAATCGCACGAGGTGCACCATCGCCAAAAAACTCTGTTCTGGTTTCTTGTACGCTTTCAATTACAAAAAAACCGATAATTTCAAAGGTTGCTCCATCAATAAGAGGAAACGCACCGCCACTGTCTGCCATTAATTCCAGGGCCTTAATGGAAAATCTGCCGCCAGTGATTTCTGGGATTAATCTGCCACTAATCGTGACTGTTTCGCTTTCTTTACCGGTGAATTGTGTTTTTGGCATTGCCCCGACAATGGCATTGGTTGGATGCCGCCAATTTGATGTGCGGTCTAAACTTTGAAAAGGCACGGTTTGCCGAGTAAAAACAAACATACCCAATGTGGCAAGTGCGAAGTTTTGGAACATGCTAGCGTTCCTTCACGTGTAGTTTTATAAATGTCAATGCGATGGCGATTGTAACAATCCAACCCCAACCGTTAATTTTGTAATACATCAAAAATGTGGCGCAAACTGTTGCAGTGATGATTGACAAGAAATAGAAAAAGAAGATTAAAATCGTGGCCATAATTTATTCCTAAAGAAAAGTGCGGTCAAAAAATCTCGTGATTTATGACCGCACTTGATGAATTAGCGAAAGAGAAATGCAATGCCGAAAATCACAAGCAACCAAAAGGTGATGGAAAGAATAAAGATTCCACGCCATACAATATGCCTTGGCATATTTAATAAATAATCAATCAGTTTCTGTTTCATTTCGTTCTCTTGCTTTTTCTCGCCATTGCATTAATTCGGAAAATGTCATTTGCTCAAAGGCTTGTGGTTGCCAGTGGAAGATGATGGCAATATCTGCCATGGCATCTTCCACTGTTGCGGCAATCATTACTCGGTCGCTTCGGTTTCCACTTCCGAGTTCTTCCCTAAAAAACCGACAGCCGCCGCAGCAAGCTCGGTGAAGTCCGCCACTTCCATGGTAACAAAATCGGATTTGTGTAAAACAGGCGTGGTGACACGTGCAAGTAACACTTGTAATGCGTCCACATCCATTTGCAATACATCAAACATCTTTAAGCCTTTTAATGCGGGCACCGTTGGTTTATTGACGGTGATTTCCGTGATTTGGTTTTCGCCACGAGTAATTGGGTTGGTTAAGGTGATGATTTTGGTGTTTTCTGTTTTCATTTTATGTTTCCTTTAAAATCCCTCTTTTTTGTAAAGAGGGGTGGGGATTTAATAAAAGCCCCTTTCGGGGCAAGGTGTGTGAATTAAATGCCGATTGCTGCACGATGTTCTGCTAGGCGATCAACCCCACCGACAATGAAAACGGAATTGATTAAGTCAATTTCCACAAGGTCTTTGCCGTTTTCGATGATTTTGTAGTAGGTTAATGGCACGGTGTAGCTTTGTTCGGTGTCATCGCCTGATTTACTTGTGCCGTTGTCAATCTCACCGAAACGACCGCGCATGACTAGTTCGATTGCTGTGACTTCTTCGGTATCGTCTTGTTGATAGGCTCCCGCAAAACGTAATGCTGTGCCGTCAATTTTTCCGCCAAACTCTTTGATAAGTTCAGTCATATAACCGCCCATCTTGAATTGCGCTTCCAAGCCTTCTACGCCTAAATTCACTTTCACTGGACCAATCATGCCGCCTGCGCGGTATTCTTCCAGTTTCATGGCTAATTTAGGTTGGGTGATTTCAGTGACTTGGCCACGGTAAGAATTACCGTCAGCCAAAAAATTCATTAATTTGAGTTTACGAGGTAATGCCATTTTTTACGCTCCTACTTTTGCAATGTTTGCGGCAAATTCCACAAGGTATTCATCGCTGACACGTTGTTCAAAGCCAAGCTGTTCAAGCGGTGGCACAGCGGCATAATCATAACCAATCAATAATTTGGCGTCTTTTAAAGTGGCGGCAGTGTTTAACTCGCGTTTCACGTAAGCCTTACCGCCCACAAGATAGCCATTGTTGGTGTATTCACGCCATTTTGCATTGATCGCTTCCACGATTTCTTTTACCAGATTCACGGAAATGTCTTTATCCATCGCCCAGTCAAAGGATTGTGCAATGGTGTCTTTCAACACTTGTGCAGTGCGAGTGTAGTTTTCGTAGATAAATAATTTGTCAGCCGAACGAGTGCGTAATCCCCAGAACTTAAAGCCATTGTGGTTTACACAACAAGTAATGCCTTGTTCATTGAGATAATTCACGTCTGTTGCACTGTCGTTAATATCGAAAGAAAGTGGCTTGGTGACACCCGCCACGCCAGTTAAACCTTTGTTTGAAATGGAGGTATGCCAGCCGTATTCTTTGTCCTGATATGCACGCATTGCGGCAGCGCGAACAACGGCATAATCCACTTCGGTTTGTTTGGTGTTTGGGTTAAACGATAAGAAATCACCGAAAATCAGCATTAATTCACGTTGTGAAAAATTGCGACCATATGTCACCGCTTCTTCTTTGGTTTTTGCTGTGCCACAAGATGCATACACAAAGCCGTTGAGTTTTTTGGCCACGCTTAACAATTCAGTGGTTACGTCTTGGCTGTCATATTTCGGTATGCAGAAAATACGTGGTTTAACGCCACAAACTGCAGCAGATACCAAGAAAGCTTTTAAGCCAGTGTAATTTCCTTCATTATCGACTGAGCCGATTACATTGGCTTTCATGGTGCTTTCATCTTCGTTTTCTTCCACACGAATGACGACAACTTTACAGTTCACAATGTCCGCAATGCCGTCTAATGCACGAGATAACGTGCCTTTTTTACCTGCTTTGGCTTGCATTTCGGCAGTGATGCCAGTTAAAAGAGTTGGTTTGTTGAGCGGGAAAACCGATGCATCTGCATCTGGTGCGGTTGCCACTAAACCGATAACTGCAGTGGATGATGTGGTGAGTGTTCGCAAGGCTTCGGAAATTTCCGTTACCTTGACCCCATGGAGATATTCATCTGTCATAATTTTAGCCCTGTTGTTGAGAGATAGGGCTATTTTGTAAGGATTTAAAAGCCAGTGGTAGTGCTTGGCGTTGTGGTATTTAAACTAACAAAGGGCGGTTAGGTAGAGACGGATGGATAAAAACGGCGGAATTACCCGCCGTTTATCTTAAACCTTATCTGGCCAAGGATCAGACGTTGTCCATATCATAGCGGGCGGTCTTAAGTTTTTTGGGCCAATGTCAGGTATTGCATCATTGCCTTTTACTTTTTGGTCTGCGTGGTATGGGGTAAATCTCATAAAATTAGCATCGCCTACCCCACCCACATAAATACCTGCAACTGCTCTATTTGTATCGTCATCAAACAAGCTAAATCCACAAGAGTCATCTGATCTAAATCCAAGAGGAATCCCACTTGTACCAATAACTTCAACCCTTCCTGGCTGTCTTGGTAGATACCCTTTTTCTGTTTTACCTAAATAACCAAACAGCCCCCAAGATAACCCGCCCATATGACATGATACAAGGTTGCCTTGCCTGCGGAGTTTAATGTAAGCTCCTGGTTTCAGATTTTTCGTTACAACATTAACCAAACCTGTATCACCATCTATCACCACCCATTTCCCGTTGCGTTTTTGCCATTTCCAGGCTCCGACTCTACCGCCATCTGATGATTCATAAATCGTGCCATTCGGCTCATTCCCTTTTATTTTGCCAGCTGTAGTTTCGGGCTTATCAGGACGACCGCTACCAAGTACAACGGTTATGGCTTTAATATCTCGCCCGATTTGCTCGATGACCTCGGGCAGTTGTTCTAAAAGGCTCATTAGCTATTTTTCCCTCGTAGATAGGCCGCCTTTAAATCCATTTCTTTTAGTGCGTTAATTTGCTCAATCACGCCATCTAAACTCTGTTTAAATTCCGTCAGTTTAGTGGTTAATGCCTCAGGTGCACTGCTTCCGCTTGCTTTAAGTTTGCGTAACTCTTCCGCGAGCTCACGGAATGTGTCTAAATCTGCTGATACTTCACCGCCTAACAGGTCATTTTTAAGTTGGGTGACCTTAGCATCAATTTGAGCCAAAATCGCTTTGTCTTGCTCGCCTAAATACGTTGCAAATTCGGTTAATAATTGTTGGATAGTTTGTGTTGTCATAGTCGTCCTATTTTGTAGTTGAGGATTAAATCAGGTAGCGTGGGGATAATTGGGTTTTCGGCTTGTATCACCTTGAATCCTTTTGCCACCGTGATATTAATTTTGGGTTTAGGTTTGAGTGCAACGGAAATAATGGGCTTGGATTGCAGTTGCACCTTGATTTTGTTTTTGGGTTTAGCGTTGAGACACGTCATAGGTAATATCCTTACGGAGAGTTATCTTCCCTCCGCACAGGGTTTTGACGAGCCCTTGCCCATTGGTTTGTTGCAAATCCCACTTAGCTTGCACCCAATCGACTTGCTCCGTTTTATCGTGTGAGATGATAAGCGTCACTTCATTGTTTTTTACCGATATGCTCCCATTTGTGCTAGATAGGCGGATTCGCTCACCTTTGCTTACTGGCACAATATCGCAATCAAAATGGCAATCTGTAAAATCAACAGGCGCATTGTCGTCATCAGTAAAAATTAATGTTTCCGTCTCATCATCACCGCGAATCCAATCAAAATTAATTTCTTGCATTTTGTGCTCCGAATATAGCGGCTAGTTGATTTGGGCTAAATCGCCAACCGCTCTCGCCACCGAGAATCGCATTAAAGCACCATTCGCTACAAAAATATTTTGAGCGTTTTTGTTTGATGCCTAGCACAATCCCTAGCGCGCCCCACCAGTCGTATTTACAACCCAAAGTGCGGTCAAAATAGGCTTTGATTTGTTGCTCGGTGATATCGTTGAGTGGGATTAAATCCCATTTGGTGTTATCAGACACATCAATCTGTTTGCAACGCACCCCGCCATCTTGTACCGATGAGGAGTAGCAGTCATATACTGTCGCATGCTCATAATGGTGTCCGTTAGTAAATTCAATGC